TCTAGACATACTTGCATGATAAACTCGCAAGTATTCCAAAGGAAAGGTTTAACTGGAAAGTTAGAAAGGAAAGGTTACTTAAACATGAAGTTAGTAAAGGGTGTCTCTTTAAAAGAAGGTGAATCCTGTGCAATTCCCACTCAAATTTCTGAAAGTGTGAATTCTATGGTGAACTTCTGTCCTTGGACAAAATGTGTGATTCCCGCAATCTTTGACCGTTGGAAACTTAGTTTCCAAGGTTGTCGATCATACTACCCTAATATTTATCTTCCTGTTCATTTAGGAGGTTACGGCGTTGATCCTCGGTTTTCACCACTCTCTTGGAGGGTTACTCGTGAACAACGTAGGACCGCATTGCTCTTTATTAGAAATCCTTTCATGGCTCTTTACAGATCTAAGGGACTTAAACTTCCTTTGGCTGCGCTTGGTGCTTCTTTGCTAAACTACAAATGGACTCAGCCTATGTGTCCTTTGAATTCTAACCAGACCGAAGATTCGGATCCTTGGCTCGCTCGACTTGCCCTTGCTTTTAGAGCTAGTGATAGAACGGGAACTAAACCTCAGTATATTATGAATAAACTAAAAGCGTCCTGGCAGAATTCAAGGCCTTGTTCTTTTGATTTTATGAGTTCGATGTGGAATGTTGCTTTAGTCGCCACGGTGGGGCCGTTATGTCCCCCGCTTTCGGGTTTGAAGGTGCATCGCTCTTAGATCTTTTAGGTCTAGAGCATTTCGTCCTGGATAAGACGTTAAACTGTCCATTGGGTTTCTGACAGTAATGACCCAAAACGGTGATAATAGCGAAGAGTTTAATTATTTACAATATATTTACAATTCTTCACGTATTATCTTAATACTTCCGTGCTATAAAGAATGCCGAGAGACTGCAAGGCGTCCCGATCTTTTATCGTTTGTCAGAGATGTACAGTCCATCAATGGTAGATGGATCCAATACTTACCAACAAAATGATGTCAAAACCGAAATCGTCCATTAAACAGTTGCCTCCCAGTATGGCTGTTAATGAGAAAATGAATACTGAGAACAGAAATAGAAATAGAAATAAAAGAGAGAGAAGAAAGAGAAATAAAAGAGAAAGGAATAACTTGGGTGCACGGCCTATTGAAGCTGCCGCGGTATCCTATTCTAATCGTCAATCTTTTCCAAATAAAGGTTCAAACAAATCCAGAAGAATTACCAGTAGTGAACTTGTTGGTTCAATTGTCGGCAGTACAACCTTCAATTCGAACCAAAAGTTTTCGATAAATCCTGGTCTAGCTGCTAGTTTTCCTTGGCTTGCTCCGATCGCAGCGCAGTGGCAACAATATTGCTTCCATAAGTTGCAATATCGTTACGTTACACGATCATCGACCGCTTCTACAGGGTCGATATACTTGTCACCGGACTATAATCCAAAGGAAACTCCGCCTACTACTGAGCAACAAGCGTCAAATACACAAGATGCTGTTGAAGATGTTATTTGGAAGACTGTTATATGTGTTTTAGATCCTAGAGCTATGTTCCCATTTGGTCCTCGTAAACAAATCAGATCCACGAATGTTTCTGGAGATGTTTCTTTATATGATGCTGGCCGAATGTTTGTATGTGTTACCGGAGAATCATCGACTGCCGAAATAGGCAAGTTGTGGGTTGATTACGATGTTGAACTTTTCGTTCCACAGAATAGTCCCTCTTCTTATCTATCTCCTACTGGAGTATCTCAATATACCATTTCAGGGGCAACCCAAGTAATGGTTA